CGCAGCTTGGTCAGCCCGGCCGAGCACGTCGGCGAGCACCAGGCCGGCAGAGCTGGCTGCTCCGCTTGCGGACTGAGGGGCTGCAGGGGCACAAGCTGCGGCGAGGCGCTGGGCGCGCTGCTGCAGGCTGAGACGGCTGCGCTCAGCAGACACAGCGTCAGCAGCCGCGCGGTCGAGCATGCGTTGGGTTTCACGTTGGGTCTCCTGTCGAGCGACCAGCTCCAGCTGGCGGGCACGGTTGGCAGCGCGTTCGCGCTGCGCTTCCTCGGCGTCGTGAGCGACCTGGCACACCAGGTCTTGGCGGGTGGCACCGCGGTGGTCTCCGAACAGGTAGGCCAGGCCGGCGGACAGCAGCACGGCGCACAGAGCGATGGCGGCAGTCTTCACGCGGCATCCCCCAGGCACACAGTCATCTCCAGCTTGCGCCGCTTGGTCAGGCCTAGCAGCTCGGTGAGCACGCCGAACACCCGCGCCTTGTTCCAGCGTGGCAGCTGTCTGCAGGCCTGTTCCAGCTGACCAGCCGCCAGCAGCCGGGCGGCGGTGCTCTTGGTCACATCACAGGCCACGGTGGGCCCGATGTTGTAGACCGCGTCGCCGAAGGCGGCCAGCACGCGCACAGGCAGGCCAGGCACACAGTGCTCGACGATCTGCAGGGCTTCGCGCATGTCGGCGTCCAGCAACTTGTCGCAAGTGGCCAGGTCGAACCTCTGACCCGGCTTCACGTCGGGCCCGGTGTGGCCACGGCAGACCGTGAGGATGCCGCCCGGGTCGTAGTAGGGCACCAGCTTCACGCCTTCGGCCGGGATGGCGATGGCCGAGGCCAGAGCAGCCGCGGCGGCGATGCGCTTGTTCGTGCTCATGCTGGAGGGGCTGTTCATTGCGGCTTCACCAGTTGGGTCTGGAGCACGACGCGCGAGATGGCGGCGGCGAAAGAGAGGCCCGCAGCGATCAGCGCCAAGTGCAGCGTGGGGTGGGCAGGCATGAGGTAGGCCACGAGTTCATCGGCCACGCACACGGCCGCGGCGGCCAGGCTGAAGCGCATGGACCAGAGGCGGTGCCAGATTCGTTTCGCGTCGGGGATGAGCTGCATGGCTGCACCTGTGCTGTGGTGCTGGGCAATGTAGGCAGCGAGACCGGCCAGCGATATCAAAAGCGCTTTCCTTACGTGCCCTCGCGCGCGCGCGGCATCGTGCGGCCCCATGACATCAAACCCCGCCGCAGTGCCGGCACACCGTCGTGGAGGGAGAGCGCATGCAGCTCAATGACCTGTTGCCCTGGTTCAACCCGGGGCTGGCGGTGGCGTCGGCGATCTACACCTGGGTGGCGACCCGGGACAAGGACAACAGCCAGCACATCAAGGCCGTTGAAGAAGCCATGACGAAGCGCCTGGCTGAGCATGCGTCCCAGCTGGCCGAGCACAACCTGCGGCTGGAGCACGTCCAGACGGTGCAGGCACACATGCCGACGCACAAGGATGTGTCGGATCTGCGGACAGAGCTGGCGGCACTTCGCACGCAGCAGGCCGCGACGGGGCAAGACGTCAAGGTGATCCGGGACTCGGTAGACAGCCTGCGCGAGTACCTGATGCGCAAGGATTGAGGGGGACCAATGAGCAACGACTTTGCCCAGCACCTGGCGGCCGATCGGCGCCTGGTGATCCTGAAGGTGTTGGCCGACAGTGCCGGCTACACCACGAACCAGTACATGCTGCACGACATGGTGGGCCGCCTGGGTCACCGCGTGTCGCTGGACACGCTGCTGGCGGACCTGTCCTGGCTGTGCGAGACCGCGCAGCTGATCACCACCGAGACGGTGGGCGGCGTGGGCATCGCCACGCTGACCCAACGCGGCCTGGATGTGGCCGAGGGCCTGGCCACCGTGCCCGGCGTGAAGAAGCCGCGGCCGGGGGTGTGAGATGGGCCGCCGCTCCACTGTGTCTCGGTTCCCCGAGCCCATCGTCACCCAGGTCAATCAACTGATCCGGGACGGCCACACGATCGACGAGATCGTGGCCACCTTGCAGCGCATGGGCGCCGATGTCTCCCGCTCGGCCATGGGTCGCTACGTCAAGAGCGCCCGCGAAAGCATGGAGAAGTACCGCCAGGCTCAGGAGGTGGCGAAGGTCTGGGTGGACAAGCTGGAGACCGAGCCGAGCGGAGACGTGGCCCGGCTGCTGCCCGAGATGCTGCGCGCGGTGGCGTTCCAGACGCTGAGCACCATGGGCGAGGCGACGGACCCTGTCGGCTCGCAGGATCTGATGTTCCTGGCCAAGGCGCTGAAGGACGTGTCGTCGGCCTCGCGCATCAATGTGGACACCGAGCTGCTGCTGCGCAAGGTGCGCGACCAGGCCAAGGCCGCCGCGGCCGAGGTGACCAAGACGATCAAGCAGGCCGGCCTCTCGGATGAGACTGTGCAGCAGATCAAGGCCCGAATCCTGGGCATCGGGGCGGCGCAGTGAGCAACCTGCAGGAGCTTCTGACGCCGCAGGCGACCGAGCTGGCCAAGCAGATCGGCTACGCCTTCGGCATGCGCCAGTCTGGCGTGCTGCTGCCTTATCAGCAGCGCTGGGTGGCCGACACCAGCAAGGTGAAGGTGTGCGAGAAGTCGCGCCGGGTGGGCCTGAGCTGGGCCGAGGCGGCCGATGCGGCGCTGACCGCTGCATCCAAGAATGGCCAGGACGTCTGGTACATCGGCTACAACAAGGACATGGCCATCGAGTTCATTCTCGATGTGGCTCAGTGGACGGCCCACTTCGGCGAGGCCGCCGAGGCGATTGAGTGCGGCGAGGAGATCTACAAGGACGGCGACGAGCAGAAGAGCGTCCTGACCTTCTCCATCAAGTACGCCAGCGGCAACCGGGTGACGGCCCTGTCGTCCAGGCCTTCCAACCTGCGCGGCAAGCAGGGCGTGGTGATCATCGACGAAGCAGCCTTCCACGGTTCACTGGCCGAGCTGCTCAAGGCCGCCTTCGCACTGCTGATCTGGGGTGGCGCGGTGCATGTGATCAGCACCCACTATGGCGTGGACAACCCCTTCAATGAGCTGGTGAGCGAGGTGCGGGCGGGCAAGAAGCCGTACAGCCTGCACCGCATCGAGTTCAAGAAGGCGCTGCAGGAAGGGCTGTATCGGCGCGTCTGCCTGAAGCTGGGCCGGGAGTGGTCGGCAGAGGGTGAGGCAGCGTGGGAAGAAGAGATCCGCGCCATCTACCGTCCAGCCGATGCCGAAGAGCTGGACTGCATCCCATCCCAGTCGGGCGGCGCCTACTTCAGCCGGACCTTGGTAGAGGCTCGCATGAGCCCCGTGTACCCGGTGCTGCGCCTGACTTGCCCTGAGGGCTTCGAGCTTCGGCCGGAGGCCGAGCGCGTCGGCTTTGTGGAGGACTGGCTGCTGGTCAATGTGCAGCCGCTGCTGGACAAGATCTCGCCACTGCTGCGCAGCTACTACGGCCAGGACTTCGCGCGCTCGGGCGACTTGTCGGTGATCTGGCCGATGGTGGAAGACGCCTTCCTGCGCAAGGTGGTGCCCTTCCTCATCGAGATGCGCAACGTGCCGTTCGATCAGCAGCGCCAGGTGTTGTTCTACGTGGTCGATCACCTGCCGAACTTCATGGCCGGCGCCAACGATGCCCGCGGCAACGGCCAGTGGCTGGCAGAGGTGGCGGCGCAGAAGTACGGCGCCGCCTATGTCCACCGGGTGATGCTGACCCAGGACTGGTACCGGGACAACATGCCCCGCTACAAGGCGGCCTTCGAGGATGGCGACTTGACCGTTCCGAAGGATGAAGGCGTGCTGTCCGACCACCGGGCGGTGCAGGTGGTCAATGGCGTGCCCAAGGTTCCAGATTCGGGCCATACCTCCGACCTGAAGGACGGTGGCAAGCGCCACGGTGACGCGGCCATTGCGGGTTGCCTGGCCTGGTTTGCGACGCTCAACGCAGCGTCACCCATTGAATATGCGAGCGATGGTCCTCGCGGCGGCAATACCGATGTGGAAGGGTTTTTGAATGGCTGAGAACAAAAAGGTCCAGCCCGAGCTGGACACCGAGATTGCGACCAGGTCGAAAGACCCGTATGAAACCTCCTACATGGGGGTTTTGACGCCCAACGATCCTGTGTTGCTGGAAAAGGGCGGGCCCTTCGACTGGAAGATCTACCGCGACCTCCGGCGCGATGGCAAGGTCTTTGGCGGGCTGCAGAAGCGCACCAATGCGCTGATCGGTCGGCCCTGGCAGGTGGTTCCGCTGAAGGACGATGCCGCTGGCCAAGCTGCGGCGGCGGCGCTGACCGATGTGCTGCAAGGTGTGATGTTCGACCAGCTATGCCGCGAGTTGATGGACGCTCTGCTGGTCGGATTCAGCGTGGTCGAGGTGATCTGGACCGTGCGCGACAACCTGGTGGTGCCCAAGCGCTTTGCCAAGCGGGCCCAGCGGCGTTTCCGTTTCGTCGACCTGGAAGATCAGCAGCCGCCCGCGCTGCGCATGGTGACGGCGCAAGACATGCTGAAGGGTGTGGAGCTGCCCGAGCGCAAGTTTCTGGTTCACCGCGTCAATCCGGACGACGACAACCCCTACGGCACCGGCCTGGGCAGCCAGCTGTACTGGCCGGTGCTGTTCAAGCGCAAGGGGGTCATCGCCTGGAACAAGCTCAACGATCGCTTCGGTGCGCCGACGCCCTGGGGCAAGTACCCGAAGGGTGCCACGCAGAAGGAGAAGGACACGCTGTTTGCTGCGCTCAAGGCGATCAGCAATGACGGTGTCGTGATGACACCCGAAGGAATGGCCATCGACCTTCTGGAGAGCAAGCTGAGCGGTTCCGTCAGCTCGCAGGAATCCCTGTGCAACTACATGGACGACTGGATCGCCGAGGTGATCCTGGGGCAGGAGCCCAGGTCCAGCGGCGGCGGTGCGCTGGCAGCAGCCTCGGCCGAGCGGGAGTCTGTCCGGCTCGACCTGGTGCAGGCTGATTCGGACCTGCTGAGCGACACGCTCAACACCACGCTGATTCCCTGGCTGTGTGAGTTCAACGGCTGGCCCCCGTTGGCGCTGCATCGGCAGATCAAGGCAGCCGAGGATCTGCAAGCTGCCAGCGAGACTGACAAGAATGTCTCCGAGATGGGCTTCCGGCCCACCCTGGAGCGCGTGGTGGAGCGCTATGGCAGCGGCTGGGAGGTTGATCCGTCGAGGACTCAGCCCACGCCGCCTTCCGGCAGTCGGTCGCCGGCATTCGCCGAGGGGACTCCCGCGCCTGACCAGGTCGCTCTGGATGCCGCTGTGCAGGCGCTCGACCCGCAGAAGTTGGCCGAGGCGGCCCAGCAGATCCTGCAGCCGCTGCTGGATGCTGTGGAGGCTTCCACCTCCTTCGAGGACGCGCTGGCCCGAATCGAAGCGGCCTTTCCGCAGGTGCCGGTGGACAAGCTGCAGGGCATGCTGGCCGACGCCATGTTCAGCGCGAGCATGTCGGGCCGGGTGAACGGGGAGCTCGCCTGATGCCCGAAGTTCTGGATCCGTGCTGTGGAGGTCGAATGATGTGGTTCGACAAGACTGACTCGCGAGCGGTGTTTGGCGATCGTCGTCGTGAGCAGCACACGCTGTGCGATGGGCGGACGCTGCGCATCGAACCCGACACGTTGCTGGACTTCCGGGCGCTTCCCTTTGCAGATGGCTCATTCCACCTCGTGGCTTTCGACCCTCCTCATCTCCGTAGGGCCGGACCAAAGTCATGGCTCCGTGCGAAGTACGGAGTGCTCGGTGACGACTGGCGAGACGACCTGAGGGCTGGCTTTGCCGAGTGCTTCCGCGTGCTCGCTGACAACGGAACGCTGATCTTCAAGTGGGCGGAGGATCAGGTGAAGGTACGCGAAGTGCTGGAGCTGACTCCTCACAAACCGCTCTTTGGCCACACGTCGGGGAGAAAGGGGCTGACCCATTGGGTGGTCTTCATGAAGCCTGCCGCAGGGGGTGATCTCTGATGCCTGCCCTGGTCGCTGCGCTGGATCTGCCGCCCGCCGAGGCGGTGGCCTTCTTCGAGGCCAAGGGTGAGGCCGTCACCTGGGATTGGCACGAACTGCTGCGCCAGCAGCATGGCCAGGTGTTCACGGTGGCCAAGGCCACCTCGCTCGACGTTCTGCGCGCCATCCGCGACCAGGTGAACAAAGCCGTTGGCGATGGTCAGACCTTGGAGTCGTTCAAGCGCGCCCTGAAGCCGCAGCTGCAGACGCTGGGCTGGTGGGGAAAGCAAGAGGTGCTGGATGCGGGAACCGGGGAGCTGACGACTGCTCAGCTGGGCAGCGACCGGCGCCTGCGGACGATCTTCCAGACCAATGTGCAGACGGCCTACATGGCCGGCCGGTTCCAGCGCCTGGTGGGCAATGCCGGCGACCGCCCGTTCTGGATGTACGTGGCGGTCATGGACGGACGCACGCGGCCGGCACACGCTGCGCTCAACGGCAAGGTGTTCCGCTGGGACGATCCGATCTGGAAGGTGATCTTTCCGCCCAATGGCTGGGGCTGCCGGTGCCGGGTGCGCGCCCTGACTGCTGCCGAGGTGGAGCAGATGGGTCTCAGCGTCGAGAACGGCGCCGATCGCATCGTCTCGAAAGAGGTACAGCTGGGCAAGGATGGCCCGACCGTCACGGTGCAGGGCATCTCCGGAGTGGGCTCCCGCGGCAATGAGACGTTCTGGCCAGATCCGGGGTGGGACTACAACCCGGGCCTGCAGGTCGACCAGGATCAAGCGATCAGCGCCGTGCTGGCTGACAAGGTCGTGCAGGTGCCGGCGCCGATCGGCGCTGAGGCCGCTCAGGCCATCCTGGCCGACGACGGCGCCGCGCAGCTGCTGGACCGCGCCTGGCAGGGCTGGGTGGATGAGGTGACATCCGACCCGGTGGTGCGCGGTCGCACCCAGGTGCTGGGCTACCTGCGCAAAAGCGACGTCGTCGCCGCATTTGCCAAGGTGCCCGACATGAGCGCGGCCATCTCGGTGGCCGATGCCATGGTGCTGTCCGCAACCAAGGCCGCTACCGGCCGGATCAGTCGCCAGGCGCTCGACAGCCTCTCTTCGGCCCTGCGTTCACCTGTGGCGGTGCTGTGGGACAAGGCCCGATCGGCGATGGTCTACGTCACGACGGCCGAGGCTGGCCGCCTGACGCTCGTGACGCTGGGCTCCCGGCCGGCCCGCATCGCGGCCGAGGCGCTGGTGCAGTCCATTACCAGCATGAGCCAGGCCGAGCTGCAGGCAGCGGTGAGCGCCGGCCTGTTCGAGGTGATGGAAGGGGCTGTGTGATGCTGCAGGTCAGCCTCGAATCAGCAGCGGCGACAGAGCAGCTCCGGCGTATCGAGACTGGGGTCTCGGACCTGACGCCGCTCTACCGCGTGCTGGCGGGGACGCTGGAGGCGGAGACCGAGGCCAACTTCGCCGCCCAGGGCCGGCCGAGCTGGAAGCCGCTCAGCGAAGCCACCAAGGCCGCTCGCCTGAAGCGCAACCGCGGCAGCAGCGTGCTCATGATCCTGCAGGACCGCGGCATCCTGGCTGCCTCGGTGTCGTCGGCCTATGGCGCCGACTTCGCCCAGGTCGGCGCTGGCGGTGCGGCCAAGGACTACGCGGCGATCCAGCAGTTCGGCGGCACCATCGCGCGCCCCCCGTACTCGGTCAAGACCCGGCTCCGTACCGATCGTCAGGGCAACCTGCTGCGCCAGGGCGACCAAGGGGCAGCCAAGAACCGCGCGGTGTTCGCCAAGGACAGCCACAAGCGGGCCCGGGAGACCTGGCATGAAGTGCCAGGCTTCAGCGTGAACATCCCGGCTCGCCCCTACTTGCCCTTCGCCGGGTCGGCCGAGGCCCCGGTGCTGCAGCCCGAAGCCGAGCGGTCGGTGTTGGTGGCCGTCACGGCCTACGTCGACCAGTTGATCGGCTGATCGTTGGAGCGTCGGCCCGTTTTCGCGGGCTGCAACTGAATTGCACAGGGCTGTCCGACAATGGCCCGAAAAATTCCGGCCAATCCCGGATTTATCTCAGCCACCCCCCTGTGGTTATCTCAGTTCCCGTCAACCGGCACCGGCGGCGCCATGCGTTGCAGGCTCACGGTGAAGCGGGAGCCCTCGCCCAGGCGGCTGTGCACCGTCACGCTGCCGCCCATGGCTTCCAGCAGGCGCTTGACAT